TAGCATTGATATTGTTACGAGACTGAGAAATAAGAACAAGCAAAGTTGGCTTAACTTTATTGTTTGCATAGTTAAGCATTTTCCATGCGTTACTAAAGTCACGGGATTCTGCTCCAATCTGTTTGGTATTTTCTAAGGCTTTCATTTCATCTGTATCTTTTTCAAAATAGATTGCAGGAAGCATTGATGTAATTGAGTCTACTACGATTAAGTCAACGCCAGCGTTCATAAGTCCAACACCGACATCTACCATATCACTAATAGTTCTTGCTTGTGAGTAGATTAATTTTTCTGGGTCAACTCCCAAAGATCTTGCCCAGTCTTCTGAGTATGACATCTCTGAGTCAATCCATGCACATAGTTTGCCTTCTGCTTGGGCTAAAGCAATCATCTGAAGGCACATAGAGGACTTTGCAGACGACTTTGAACCCCAGATAAGAACTTGTCTACCGTAAGGAAGTCCACCGCCTAGAGCACGGTTTAAACCATAACTAGGTGTTGGCTGATATTCATAGTTAACTCCAACTCCAGTCCCCAATTTTTTTCTTAACTTTGGGTCAAGTGACGCCATTGCTTCTTCAACTGTTACTGTCATTAGAATCTTACTCCGTGCTTCTCTGGTCTAGTCTGATTAAATTCTGATTTTTCTTTTAATACATGATCTAGTGATAATCTAGTATACCCTGCTTCAACAAGTCCTGCATAGAGATCTAGAGTTCTAATAAAAATATCAGCAAACTCTTTTGTAATCTCTTCTTCACCCTTGTCTTTGCGAATTGCTTCCATTGCCTCAACAACCTCTGATACGATCATCATCATTTGTTTTGCAACAAAGATGTCATCCACATCTTCTGTCTTTGGCCAAAATCCTTTTTCAACTGCAACCTTATGTAAATCAACTGCTAAACTATCAAGCATTTATATCCTCCAATATAACTGTTCCATCTTTAGTCTTTCCGAAACTAAACTTATAAGACTTTCCTTCTTCTAACTTCATATATGCTTTTGCAAAAGCAGTAGGGAATACGGTAATAGAGTGAAGATCTCTAGACGTATCTGCAAGTGTTAAGGATGCCATCTTCTTTCCAGCCTTAGTAATTCTTGGCTTAAAAGAAATAACAAACATCTCATCTTCTGAAAAAGGTAACTGCTTATAATTTAAAAACTTTACCAACGCATTTGATGATCCATTTATCTCGTCAGACGGTATTGCAGATACAATCCGATTATCGTTTGCAAGAATAAGATAACTACGACCAGTCTCAATAGTGGTTGCTTCATCGTCAAATATACCAATACTGCCAGTCTTGTCCAAAACTTCAACTCGTGACCACCCCGTTCCTCTCTTAATTGATTTTACCATGCCAAGTAAAATGTAGGATCCCTTTTCCTCAAACTCCTCTACATCCTGTATAAACGCATAGTAGTGTGAAGGAACGACCAGATTAAACTCTGGCAAGTTTAAGTATTCATATAGATTTTCTTTTATCTCATTGTCGTTTCTTGGATTGTCTGTAAATGTTGCTGCTCCAATAACTCTTAGTGCCTGGAGTGCACGACTATTTACTCCATTACCCTTAGTAAAGGTAAACTCTTCTAGTTGCTTGTAAGATGTAAAAGGTCTTCCTGCAATATACTTGCTGGCAATGTTGTCAGATATATACTTAATTCCAGTCAGCCCAAACCTAATGCCCTTGCCTTCAATCTTAAAGTCTGCATCTGAATCGTTGATGTGTGGAAGTTTGATAGAAATTCCCATACGCTTTGCCTCAATCAGATACTCAGTTCTACCATCTTTATCCTTTTCGTTCTTCAGAAGGGCAAACATAAATTCTAGAGGATAGTGATACTTTAACCATGCTGTCCAATAAGATAGTGTAGAGTATGCTACTGCGTGAGACTTATTAAATGAATACCCTGCGTGTGCTTCAAAATCATGCCACAAATCACGAGCAGTGTTAGGAGAAACAAAACGAGAAGCACCTTCGACAAATTTGTCTTTAAACTGGTCAAACTCTTTAGCATCTTTTTTCTTTCCAATGATTTTTCTAACTTTATCTGCTTCCGACATGGACATACCGCCAAGCGATACGCATGCTTGCATAACTTGTTCCTGGTAAAGAATACAACCATAAGTTTCCTCCGTAAATTCTTTCAATACTTGGTGAGTATAACTAATATTTTGACGACCATGTTTACGATCAATATAGTCTTTTCCGATTGTATTCATAGCGCCTGGTCTAACAAGAGCATTAGATGCAGCAAGTTCATTAAAGTTCTTTACACCCATCTTAACAAGAAGGTTTGTGTATGGCGTTGCTTCACACTGAAACACACCCTTTGTATAACCACTAGATAGCATCTCATAAACATTGGCATCTGACATGTCAATCTCCAACAAGTTAATGTCTTTGTAATGATTTGTTTTAATCATATCTACGGTATCCTTAAGAACAGATAAAGTCTTAAGACCCAAAGCATCAATCTTAATCAGACCAATTCTTTCTGCCTCTTCCATATCAACCGCAACAACGGGAATGCGCTCATCGCTACCTGTAGAAGAACGGGTCTCCATTGGTGCAAATCTAAAAATAGGATCTTTACTAGTAACAACACCAGCAGCGTGAATTCCAGTGCCTCTAATACGACCACGGAGTTGCTCTCCATAAATCTCTACCTCTGGATATTTTTCACGAAACTCACGTGTTGTTTTTGATGTGCAAAAATCATCCCAAGTATCAACTAACTTTAAAACCTTATTAACATCTGTAAGTGGAATGTTTAAAACTCTTGCAACATCTCTTACAACACCTTTGTCTTTAAAGGAAAGAAAAGTAGCAATAGATGCAACGTGCCTATACTGTCTAACTAGATAATCTTTAACCTCTTCACGACGAGAATCTTGAATGTCTGTATCGATATCAGGGAAGTCATTACGATCTGGATTAATAAAACGGAAGAAGAGAAGTCCGTGCTTAATTGGATCAATATCTGTAATGCTTAGTGCGTAGCATAACAAAGATCCTGCAGCAGAACCACGGCCAGGACCAACCATAATTCCTTCCTTCTTGGCCCAGGCAATCATATTTCTAACTACAAGAAAGTATGGAGCAAACTTTTTATCTTTAATGACTGAGAGTTCTTCGTCTAGTCTATCTAGGTATTCCTGGTTATCTACAATGCCTCTTTGAATCAATCCCTCTAGGGCAATCTCTTTTAACTCTTTATCTGGATTCTTATATTGAACTGGAAGTAGGTTTAGTCCTTCTTGAATTCCATAGTCCCCAACTTTTTCAGCAATAGCAAGCGTATTAGAGTAGATATCTGGACGGTCAATTCCCTGTGCTTCCATAGCAGATTTCATTTCTTCATAAGAGAGCAAATGAATATCAAACTTATTAAAGGTGATCTGTCTATCTTCGCCATACAAATAATCAAGACGCTTCATCATATCTGGTTGCTTTTTAGATTTTTCAAATGTATGTTCTTTGTCAATTTTTACGTGTGTATTAAGAAGAAGTTTAAATTCTTGAATTTCTTTTTGATCTGTTGTGCTGTGGTGACAGTCAGGAGTTACAACAATCTGGACTCCAAACTCATCAGCCAAAGCAATAAGTTGCTTATTAATTTCTGCTGGATTGTGTGGCATTACCTCAATATAGTAGTCATTATTAAATACACGCTTAAACCATTCAATGTGCTTCTTAGCAATAGCAAACTCATTGTTCTCAAGTGCCTTTACTAAAACACTGCTTGGGCAAGCAGAAGTAACAATAATGCCCTCTGCATATTTTTCAAGGATCTCAAAGTCAAACCTTGGCTTCTTGAAAAACCCCTCTGTCCATGCAATCTCATTAATCTTATTTAGATTCTCTAAACCAATTTGGTTCTTGGCGAGAAGGACTATATGGTTGTAGATCAGATCAAGGTCTCCGTCTCTTTCAGACTTATCTCTTGTATCGAATCTATCTTGACACATATAGCCTTCTACACCAAGTATAGGCTTAATACCCTTCGCTTTTGCAATACGGTGCAGTTCCCTATGCCCAGATAAAGTTCCGTGGTCAGTGATGGCAATTGCTGGCATCCCTAACTCAACTGCACGGTCAATGTATTCTTCTGGAGTAGCGACACCATCAAATAGTGAATAGTGTGTATGGACATGTAAGCCTACATAGTTCATTGATTACCAGTCAGCATTCGTTGACGAAGTGATTGATGGTGAATCAAATCCAAGATAGAACGCTTCTTGTTCAGCATATGGAACCTTACGCAAAGCAAGTTCTAGAGGATAAGGCTTAACCTCTCCCCAGTTAAAAGGCTCCTTGTCTGGAGCAGATGGAATAAGTGTATAGTTTGTTTCAGTTCCCTGACCATTACGCTTCAACTTCCATTGAATGTTTGAGATGCTTCCTGTTTCAAGTGCATACTCACGAATTGTATTAAATGATGATTGCTTACTGATACCCATTGACCAGATAGCAACATATGGTGCTTCAATGCCGTCGTCAACTAGGACGTTGCAATAGAAACGAAGACGTGCTCTCCAGCCAGCCTTTGGATCCTTACGATGCATTTCTTCAGCCCAGTCACGGCCTTCTGTATCCATTGTGTCTACAGCCTTACGCTTATAGTCCTTTGGATTTGTGTGTTCCTTTACAACAAGTGCAAGTCCACGCTCTTCGTTATAGTTTGCAGAGTCTTCGTCCAACTCTTCAATGAATCGGATCTTTACTGATTGACCATCGGCAAGTTTTAGCCACTTAACCTTTGGTGAGTTTTCGTCATACTTTGGCTTGTCGAGCAGGGCGTTGATTGCTTTTAATCCCTTTACTACGCTCATATTATTTCTCCTTTGTGTTGTTATATTAGTTTAGCATAAACGATATAGATTTGTCAAACTGGAACTCAAGTTCCTTGATTGCTTCATCATCCATATCGCCAATGTCTTTATATTGTTTTTGTAATTCAATAACAGAAACACGAGATCCAAGTCTTTCAATAAGCCTGTCTTTCATGTTGCTGCCTGCGACATCGTTATCTGCAATGACAATGATATCATTGAAATACTTTTGAAGCAAGTCTACTTGTGCATTTGATATTGTTGCACCCAATGTTGCTACTGCAGGAAATCCAACTTGATCAAGCCTAATGGCATCAAATGAAGACTCAACTACATAAACTCTGCTTGAAGTCTTTACCCTATTTAAATTAAATAAGGTTTTGCTTTTTGGAAGACCTGGAGTATTCTTAAACTCTTTGCCTTCAATAGATCTACCAACAAATCCAATTGGCAAGTTGTCTGGGCTGTGAACTGGAATGGTTACCATATCCTGTTTTTCTGAATACCCTAAAGAAAACTTTGACCAAGAATGAGAGTTAATCTTTCTATACTTAAGATATTCTTTTGCTCTGTCAAAACTTAATAGGTTGTTGTGAAGTCTTTTTAATACTAACTCATCAAACAATGTAAACTCTGGCTTGTGAACTAGTTGCTGACTGATCTGTCTTTCTAGGTCTTGCTCTTGCTCTTTACTCTTAATAAATCTAACAGACTCAAAATATGTTCTACCAGAAGTATGCATAACAAATTCTACTAAATCTGCAATCTTTCTACATGAAAAACAGAAAAATGTTCCTTTTGTTTTATCTATTTCACCTGCTGGTGTATGGTGGTTATTGTGATAGGGGCAAAAAATTATATAGTCTGAATCTACTTCAGAGGCTACATCTATACCTGTTCCTGCGAGAATTCGTTTGATTTGCTCTTTTGTATATATATCGCCTTGTTTCCGTCTATTCCTGCTATCCATTCGCTTTTCCTTTTCCCTACATATATTCCGTATAGTGTTATCTCAAATTCAAAATATTTTTTTGTCTCGTTAAAGTCTATAGTAAAATCTGGATCAATTTCAAATTTTGGAACATATCCAGACAGTCTCATTTCTGAGACTAGTAGTCTTATATATTCTCCTTTAAGCCTACCAATAGCAGAGTCATCGTGAATGACCCCGTTGAGGTTAAACTTTTTAATTGGTCTATGATGAAATTTTTCCACATTATATTATACCGTCTTATCTTCAAAATCCTTGTATCGATAGTAGCCCTTGTCAAAATCACACTGGACTAGGAAGTCTCCCATAAATCCATTACGGTTCTTTCTAAAGGCACATTCAATAATATCACTATTAGTTCCACGACCTAGAGCAAGCACCCAGTCAGCATCATAGGCAATCTGTCTAGACCATGCAGTTTGACCCAGCGTAGGGACCGTAGAGAGGTCGTTAACATCATCTGGTGTGGCAGACGAGATAGCAATAATGGGAACCTCATCACCAATAGCCATAAGTTTAAGTTCTCGTGAGAGGTTCTTCATTCTTACCGTTTCATTATCTGACTTCTGGTTAGGACTCATCAACTGAAGGTAGTCAACTATTACGAAGTCTGGCTTATACTGATCAATCTTTCCACGAAGAACAGAAGGATTGATCTCTCCACCGTTATCATTTGAGATAATATGAAACTCTGGTTTACCCACAAGATTTTTAGCATGCCAAGACTTTAGCATATCTAACTCAATCTCTCCATTAGAGATCTTTCTGTGTGACCACAAGCCTTCACCCATAATTGTAAATACACGATTTCGAACCTCTGTCTCAGACATTTCAAGGGAAATTACCATTGGCGACTTGCCCTGCTTCCATGCTTGAACTGCAAAGTAAAGTGCAAGCCACGACTTTCCAATACCTGGATATGCAAGAAACACTCCTAGTTGTCCTGGCATAATTCCTGAAGGTAAGTAGTTGTCAAATCCTGGCAGTCCAGTTTTAATTCCTCTATGCCCAAGAGCCTGCTGCTCTTTAATGTTTTCAAAGTAAGCCACTGCTGATTCAAGATCTGTGACATCAATATCACGTATGTTTGAGGTGTTCTTCTTTAACTCTGATGTTCTTGTAATTAGTTCGTCTAGTGCTTTTGGACCTTGACCTTGCTGAACCTCTGATGCTGCACCCCTAAGAATATCCTTTAGGCTATCATTTAGATATTCTGTTTGTAACTCTGCAAGGTGATGTTTTGTGGACCCTATGCCCTTAACTGGCTCAAAGTCTCTAAACTTCTCTACAACAAGTGATGTTGGTGGAACTGCTCCATTATTTTCTGCATAAAGACGAATAAAATTCCAGATATCTCCATGAGTCCTTAGCAAAGAATCTATATTTGCCTGAAGCAAAACATGAAGTTGTTTGTCCTCTAGGAGTGCTGACATAAGTTTTGACTCTGTGTTATTCATTAAAAAACCAATCCTCATCTTCGTTCCAATAGTATTTGACAGTATTATTTCCGTGCTTACCTATATGCTTTGTTTGTGGCTCTGAATCTATATTACCATAGAATCCAAACCTTTGGTTATTGCTTGCTCTTGGGAACAAACTTAAAAGTTTTTTTCCAAAATTAGACTCAGCCATAAGTGCATCATCATCCTGTTGCCATTCGCACTCTAAAATACTATTTGGGAATACATGTGGGTGTGCTGCAAACATAACATTGTGCACCGTGCAATCTCCAAGATCCGACATAGGCCAACCATTTTTTGACAATGTCTCTATTATATTTTTATCACCCAACTCATCGTAAAAAAATGGAGCACGAACTAATGACAACTGAAATAGTTTGTGCTTGTCAACTATTTCAATCATATCTAAAATATCAATTTCTACTAAAAGAATTTGATCATCCTCAATCCAAACTGTATGAGAACAATTTAAAGACCTAACATGCTTGTGAGCAGAATGCATTGCACGGTTAAACCTAAGTCTAGTTTCCCCTACTGGAACCACCGTGTAATTTGTATATGTTGATTTTAGGTAATCCTGATATTCTTTATCTGCAGAGTCGTCAAAGATAATTCTATGCTTTGCCTTTAGTATGTCTGATTTTTCTTCCCAAGACTTTACAGTCTGTTCAAGATACTCTTTTCTTCCATCCGTTAAAAAAGCAACTACCGTGCTATCCCAGTTACCCATTTAGCCACTCCTTAGCCTTCTTGCGTCTATCTAATCTATCTTTATCATCTTGTTCCCTATCAAGTCTTGCCTGCAATATCTTTTCAGCATTGTATGCAAAATAATTCCAAGATGGAGATTGAGCAACAGAGAAGTAATACTCTAATAAATCATAGCACTTACTTATACCATAAGATTCAATTAGGGCATCGGAAGCCCATTGCTCTACATTTAAATTAAGTGATGGCTTTTGCTCATACTTTGCAGTATGAAACTTGCTGTAGCGTGAAAGCAAAGCCATTCGGTCTTTGCGTTCTGCCATTATGAGTCAGATGCCTCCGCTTGTGCTTCCTTAATCTTATCAGTTAACTTATCTTCGACAAACTTGTAAACACGCTCAAAAGCCTGATCTGTGTTCTCACCATCACGCTTAGAGTCTGTTACACCAAGGTCAAGTCTCAAAGACTGAAAATTTCCTAGGTTGAGTGTATATCCCAATGTAACTGAGACCTTTGTATTATCGTTTTCCATTTTCCCTCCCAAGGGATTAATTAATCGATTCACCCCAAATTGGGATAAACCTTCCATCTTCTGTTCTCGTATATGTAAGTATACCGTCTCCCATTCGCCTTGTCAACTCTTGACGGCTTGGGGTGATGTCATTTGTTATTAAATTGTCTTTTCTTGGTCTACCAATATGGTATGTAGCAAGTATATCACGAATCTGGTGGACCTGAGATTCTGAGTAGTATGATCTTACCTGAAACCCTCTTGCTCCACCCTTCTGAGATCCCGTTGGAAATGGGATGACTCCTCGTTTCATTAATGATGGCATATATTTTTTATGACGATTAACTAAATCAGCAGTCTGCCCAACTGTGTATGCCCGTTCTCTTTTATTTTTAAAATCACTGATTAAACAACTTTCAATTTGATCTTTTGTAATGTTGTAAACCGACATGATCCCATTAGACTTATTGAGATGATGCAAACGAACTAGATCCCCATTTAAAAACCAGACTTTTTTATTGCCAGGAATTATAGGGGCGAGATTGTAACCTTCGCTCTCAATTGTTCCTTTTTTAGTAGCCATCTTCCCTCTTCAGAATCTACAGGTGGATTAAAAAATTTTCTATATCCACAAGACATACAGTATGTTTCTAGATGCATAACAGAACTATGAGTCCTATCAATAAACATTCTTCCACGACACTTTATGCACTTTAACATTAGTTGGGTATACCAACTACGATTATGTTTAATCCAACAGACATCTTTCCAGTCTTATTAAATCTTACAATGCCATCAACCTTGCTTGTTGTAACTCTTTTAATTACAACAGATACATCGTTTCCTTGGTCAGAATCTCCATTGTTGACTACTGTTGCCGTTACAATCGGAGCATACTTGAAGTCTACCTTAAAGTCATATGAGAATGGCTTTTCTTCGCTAGCAGTAATATTTGTATTATTGTAGATATCTATATATCCACCAATAATTCTAGACTCGGACACCTTTACATATTGTGGCCCTAAGTCTTTAGTATCTACAGTTACATACTTATATGTGGATGATGATGACTGAGAGGCCAAATCATTAATAGCATTTGCTAATTGATAAATGTAGGCAACGTCTAGCGGTTGCCCTCTTTCTGGTAGTGGAATTTTAGCCATAATATATTATACCATTACAGTGTCTGTATTTCAGACACGTATAGTCTTGCCCTTTCTGACTCTAATTTTGGATAAGTAGTTTTTTGAACCCATACAGCAAAATTTGTTGCTGTAGAGTTTACTATGCCAGAGTAATATGGAGAATAGGTAGTATTTATATACTGCCAAGTTTGCCTATTATCATAACTTATATAAACATCAAAAGAAATATCAGACTCGTCTGGCTGCCAAACCAAGTTAAATACCTTTGTAGATGGATCAAAAGACAACACTGCGTCTACAATATTTTCTTTGGGTATGTATATGTTGTAGATTGGAGACCAGTGACTGCTTTTATTGCCCTCTTCATCAACAATCCTGTATCTGATGTTGTATGAGTTTGTTGTTGAATTTCTAAATGGAAGATCTTTTTTTAATATTTTTACTCTTTTAATTACCTCAGCCATTAAACAACATCCACAGCAAATCTAAATTCAAGATAGGATGTGGTTCCCTTCTCTTTTGTAATTGGCTGAGATCCAACATTACTTATTACCGAATATCCACTAAGACCATAAAGTGGGTTAAAACTTGTAACATTTTCTAGCCTCATTGCATCTAAAGATATATAGAAGTTGTCTGATAGCAAACCATTCTTTTTTGTGCAGGCGTATATTTTTACAATAGAAACGTCTCCCCAGTTTGCACCAATACTAGAATGTAGTTCACTTAACTTTTTAGAAATTGAGAAATATCTATTTTGTGTAAAATCATACTCTCCTGGATCTGTTCCATTATTCATAATGATTTCCATTCTAGACCACTCTCCCTGATCCTGAGTATCAGAGTTAGAAAATTCAGCCATAAGTATTACCTGGTCTGGAAACTCAGCATTGGTTGGATTTTTATTGACAACTGAAAATGCTAATTTAATCTCATCTAGTGGGGAGTTTTTAATTAAGTTAAAAGATGGATCAATGTTATGTATGTGGCCCCCAGGATTGGTTTCATTAACAGAAATTCTGCCGTCTGTGTCAATTCCAAGATTAGATAGGTTTCCGACAAGCATCATTGCGTCATTTAAAAATCTTGGTCTTTCATACCTAGCAAGCCTGTGTTCATCATTAAACACTCTATCATCTGCATATGCCCTAAACACTGGACAGAACTGAGGAACAGTTTCACTTAAAATGTTATACTCTCCAACAATAACATTATCTTTATTATCAGTATCTGAGTTATAGTCCAAGGGAGTTTCAATTAGTGGAATGTCCTCTTTGCCTTCAGAATTATGATACTCCCAAGTCTCTGATGTTGTAAAAGAGTAAAGCATTTTACTATCAAATGCTCCTGCTGCTGGGTTTGCTCCTGCTGAAAATACACCAACCTCTGTGATTTCGTATCTTGGATCTGAAGGGATTTCTGTAGTAAAAACTATTTTTGATACTGGCACAACAACCTCAGCACCATCTACAATAACTATCTGATTTTCTGTAATGTATCCACGAGATGTAATTTGCCACCTGTCCATCTCAAACTCTAGGGAGGTTCTGTTCTGGTAGTCTTCCCTCTCTAAAGGGCTAAAAACGTGGTCTGAGGCCTTTGGTTGGGGTCCACAGCCAATGGCTATGTATGAGGCATAGGATGGGGCCTGCCCAATTAGGTATTTACCTAAAATATTTTTTCCAGTATTAGTTATCATTATTCATTCACCTCATATATTGTATCACTAAACTTAGACCCATTTACCTGAATCTGGACTTCTACAGATTCTGAATCTTTCATATTTACTAACTCTATAATCAAGTTACCACCTTCATCTAGATATACGATAGAACTGTTTGGGCCCGTTCCAGTTGATGGGACTCTGGATCCAAAATTAATTGCAAACTGACTAAAGTATGCCTCAGAGATTCCTTGTAGCGCTAAAATGTTATTTGGGTTATACTGCAAATATAAACTTGAGATATTTTTAATTGGATTATACAAAATGTCAATTCCATTTAGTATATCGTTTCTTGCTATATTGATTAACTCTTGTCCACCAATATCTTCAAAAATTAAATCTGTCATTATTTCAATAGGCAAAACTTCGTCTCTAAATATTAGAAGGTCTGGTGTTGCAACTTTTACTGGCATCTCTGGAGGCGTAGTAAGAGATGGGACTGGTAAATTAGGTGTTGCTTCAACCATTATAACACCTCACTAACGTATAGCGACATTGATGGGCCTGACTCATCCTTGCTATATTCTATATTGTATACGACAAATCTTTTATCTAGTGATCCTAAGATATCAATATTATCTTTAACGTATGATACCTCTACAATATCTCCAAGTTGAATCATTGGGTTTGCAAAAATCTGTAAGCCAATAGACTGTCTAGGCTTCATAATCTTTTTAATCATCCAGCCCATTAAACTATTAGCATCATCCTGTGTTTGTATATATGGAACGTTTAATGAGAATTCTTTTTTACCATGTGTCATTCTGCTTATTTTAATGTCTTGATACTCTTGTTTTGTTTTTTCTGGAGAAACAAGAACTGTTGTTCCAGAAAGTTCTGGATTTGAAAAGTCGCTATTTTTAGAAAAATAAGAATCTACAGTTAAATCGTTTTGAGAATTTTGAGTAAATGTAATTCCTTGAATCCTAAGATAGTTCCCAGTTGTTTCGTCTAAACTAAGTGCAGTATCTGTAGCATTAAAAACCATAAACTCTGCACCATAGGACCCTGCACGGAAACCAGATACAGTGTATCCCTTTAGCCTATTAAAAGTAGGCGACATCTTTGCAAAAAGTGCTGGCCAAGCCTTGTCATACTTAACATCAAATAGTGCTGCCTCTCTCATGATTGTTCCAAATTCATCAAAATACATTCTGTGCTCTGGTGGCTGGTATGGACTTATACCTGATAGGTATGTCCCTTGAACAACTCCAGACATAGCATACTTAGAGAATGCAGCATTGGTATCTATCTCCTTATCTGCATAAATCTTATTTACTGGTGTATCTATAGAATAGGCAGTATTTTGTGTATAGTTATTTGTAATAGCATATATGTGCTCAAACATACACTTTGCAGATCCCCTGACAAAAAGTGCCATATTTGAGTATACTGGCAGTGGGCTTGTGTCGTCAACTACTGCAACTTGGTTTCCGTTTATAAATAGATAAAACCTTAATCCGCTAGAAGTTTTTTCATACTCAACATTTAAGTCATAGACTGTTGGAGTTTGTTCCGCAACCATTCTATATTGACCAGTAAATCTTCCATCATCAACAACTATATTTGTTAAACCTTCCCACAACTTAATTGGGATGGCCTTATCTGAATCTGAAGATCCAACTTCTTTTGCAATTTTATAAAAGAATATATTGTTTACATTTGTATTAGTTGAGTCAACCTTGTATGTGCTAAGTGCTCCGATTTCAAAGTAATATCCGTTGTTTGTTTCTGGATTTAGCAATACAGCAATTCCGCCAGAGCCTCCAGTAACATAAATATCGGTATCTGGAGTTAGCCCCGTAACGGTATAGTATTGACTTCCTCCAACCATGCTTTGAGTTTTATCCTTATTTGATTCAATTTTACCAACAATTCTCATCCTTGTTCCAAAACTCTTATAACTATCTGTTAGTTTTTTGTAAACATATGAAACATAGTTTGCAGATGTTTCAGCAGTATTAAAGGTTGGACCGTTAAATACAAGTGCGGAAGACTGAATTGTTCCACTTTGTGTTGATAGCAAAGACTTTACATCATTTTCATTTTTATAAGAAGAAGATAAGAAGTTTTTAATAATACCATTACGTGAAGACTTTTTTGCAGTGTCTATACTTATTCCAGCAGGCCCATCTTCTAAATCAAATGTGAACTCCTTTAAAGTTGTAAGTCCAGATGTTTTTGTTGTTTGGTAATCTTTTCCGTCAGCAGTAACTTTTACAGAATTAAATAGTAGGTCTGAGTCCATTACGCAACCTCTAACGTTATTATCGTTGGTCCAGTATTCGTTTATTCCAGCATCGTGAGATACCACCTTTGTATTAAACTGACCACGACCATGTTTTGATACAGCCCCGTTAGCAAGGCGTGTAGTTCCATTAATTGTTTCGTAGTTGGGTTCTGAATATATTCTGACTAATCCAGTTGGGTAGATCTTTCCATTAAAAGGAAGTTTTGAGAAGTAGTTTTGATATTCTTCTACACCGTTAATCCATACGTTACCAACACCAGCAACATTATACTCTACTGCATCAAACTTTATAATCTCCCCATTTGCATAAAAATATCCATTATATCTTGGGATCCAGTAGACTCCCTCTCCTAAATCAATAACGTTATTTATAACAACATGGTTGGATACTGTTGGAACAGCGTCAGACAATGATGAGTTCATTGGGATTGCACTTAATACATAACTAGACTGAGCGCCTACCTCTTGGTTAATTGATTTTGTATTTTCGCTACCACTAACTTCCCAAAGAAGCACAGGCTTATATACCCAAACCTTATCGTTATCTATCATACTTGCTTGCTTTATGGATCCAACCGATCTTTGTATATACCTTACATCGTATGTAATTGTTCCGCCATTATATACGGAGTTCTCATGAGATGCCACGCCGATAATATTTGATAGAACAGATCTAGTGGTTTCATTTTCCAATACCCCAGTATCTGCCTGATCATCTACGCCATACACTCCAATATCTGTTGCTCTATCATTTAATGATGGCATGATATAGTTTCTGCTCATCATAACAAAATTATTATACTCATCAAAAAACATTGCTGTTTGTGTAGATATTGCAAGATCCTGCAATACCTCAGCCACAGTCTTATTTGGTGGGATAAAGAAATATGGAATAATTAGTTCTGGCTCGCTAGGCAATCTTTTAAATGCGTAGTTTGAAAACCCAACTGAGTCTAGAAGAAGAGATACGGCAGAACTAACTGATGTATTTGTTGTCAACATCTGGGGAGCAGTCATAGATTCAAACCTAAAGAACATATCTCTAAGTTCTAAAGACACCTTCTTGCTATTATGATCTATCTTTGGAAATCCTTCTGAGTATAAAGTTTTAATTGGTATGTAATAATCATACCCTGCTACATCGACAATAACTTCATAGAACTTAAACTGAATATTTCTTGTTAGGTAGTTGTGGACAATGCTCTTCGTATTGTTTAGGTTAAAGGCATCATCAATGTCAAAAATAGTGAGGGATCCTGTAGATGCTAAAAGTTGTCCAACTGGCATTCCGCTAATCCCAAGATCAGATGCACTCTTTGTAATAGAGAAAGACTTTGTTTGATTAGATAGGTTAACCGAAAGTCTTGGAGATAATTCTATAAGATCAAATGAGGCGTTTGCAACATTCATTTTTTCTGCCACAACTCTTAGACCCTGAATATACTCGAACTCCCTATACTTAATTTTTAAATCTGCATTATCCTGAAACATTACTGGGTCAGTAAGATCTGTAACAAAGTTAGTTAACCTATCTACTGTTTCCTCTTGTAACTGCCATCCATATGAAGGAGTAAAAGTTTCCCACTGACCGTTATACCAAATGTAATATGTCCCAACATCTTCTTTATCTGCTTTAATTAAATATGCGTATCCAGTGACAGCCTCATCTGGTAAAAATAATTCAGAGTCATACTCTTCTGCATAAATAAAAATTTCAGAATACTTATTAGGAATTTTAAGACCATACGAAACCTCAACATATCCGTCTGGCCCAATAATAGGCTCCCCACCTTTTCTTCGTGAATTAGAATCAAAGGATATAATATCTGACCAATTATTGTTTATCATCTTTTGAATTTTCCACTTTGTAGGAATTTTTGCATTTGCTTGTCCGTATAGTGGATCTGAAAATGTAGAAGATGAATTAGAAAATGGTCCAAGATCGATTGTCCCAATATGAGTTTGCATTTTTACAACAATTCTATTAGTTGGAACAAGTTCTTTGTAAACAATAAATGGTGCAGCATCTTCTATAAAGTATGAACCATTTGCTTGTGCAGATGATATTCCATACTCTTTACCATTTTCAGTTCTATAAGAAGTCCAGTATTTAAATCCGTCGTCTTTGTCTGGCATATAATACCTTGGACGCTTTGCCATATTTAAATTTGCATGATGTAAATAGGAGCCAAAAAAGAATGAGGCCTTATTGATTCCAGATCTTGGTCGAAGCGGTCCAAAGCAATCTTCTAAAGAATAAAGCATTTTAATCTTATCTTTTGTTTCTTTTAAGACTATAGGGATCATATCCTCATCTTCAAACCCTCCATCAATAACTACATCTGCATCTGTTGCTTTTGTATAAGCATTCGCTGCATCATTTTTATCATATGAATTAATTAATGTTTTAAATGGTGAATCTGTAGTTGATGGCCTATATCTATAGTTACCAATCTTTTGAATGTTATTTGGTATATTCATATTCCACTCAGCAATGATTGCGGATTGGGTTCTTACAGCAGAAGATGTCTCTAAGTGTTTCTTTAGTTCGTTGCTATTAAACATTACACTTCTTCCAGGGTTATATTAATATTCCAAAAGTCATAATTGTTTGCTCCACGCTTTACAACTGTATATTTAAAATCTGAAATAAACATCTCAACCAACTGATTGTATTGGTTTAGATGTGCGTATGCATTATCATCTTTGCCAAAATTAGAATACTTATCGTAAGCAAGGTATACCCAGAATGAACCAATATGATTTTCATACCAATCTAAAAGTTCTACTCCGCCTGCACCGCCATCAGTTGTATATTGTAAAGATGGTGTAATTATTTCTTTTGGCTTTCCGTCGCTACCAAATTCAGGATTAAAGTAATGTGACCTTGATGGTAGCATTTCCCATGATGTTGAGATTGTCAACTTATCTGCAATATGATATGATCTCATTCGACCATTAATCATTCTCTCACGCTTTTCAATTCTTGTTGTAGATATATCAATTGCTGACCTATTATCATCTGATAGTATAAGGAATTGATCAAGCATAGATAGGCTAGTTTCAGATCCAGGGTCAGAATTTATCTCATATCCGTTTGGGATATAAACCTTATAGTCTGGATTAGACGCTGTTGGGGCTGCAACAAGGGTTCCTGAGTTTTCAGAAAATAGCATAGCCTGTGGCCTTGCATACTTCTTACGACCTGCCATATAGTTTGCTGTAGCCATTAGAATCTATTCCCCTTAACTCTTTGTGAGTCAATACCCCTGATTTGTGCCATAACGACTCTTGCGATATCGTCAGGGTTTGCATCAGATTTTACATTAACGCTTAGGTTATAATTATACACTGATTCGCCAATGGCTGTGCCATTATTTATGGCTCTCATATTTTCTGCCCCATGAGCATTTACGGCATATCTACTCATTACAAACTCTCCTGGGGTTAACATTGCTGGAACAGTATCAGTCCCCATGCTAAATTTCTTTTGACCAAACGTAGAAGCAACAAAACCTCCAGTTGCATAATAGGTCATTTTCTTTTTTCTAAGATACTCTGGAGTTATGTCTCCAGACGCAGAATATTCGTTTAATGGATAAGCAGCATTAGGGCCATCTATTGCCCAACCAAGATTCGTATTTGTAAAACCACTATCTCTGAGAGTCCATCTAGCCTTGTCTACATAGTCGTTATTTGCTGCCATTTGCTTAAGAGCAATAACATAAGCATCGTGTGAAGGCTTGACAATTTTAAGTTTGCCTGGATCTTTAACAATTTCAGACCAATCAAGTTTGTCAAAACCATTATCTTTTTTAACTTTATTGTATAATTCTTCTGCTTTTAGAAATTTACTATAATCTTCATCAAATAGAGTTTTACTTTCATTGATAATCTTAATAGAATCTTTTATCCACTGTGGAAGCAATGAGAAAGACCTTTTTTTAATTGCTTCTCCTGCCTTACTTTCTCCAACTGAAACAGTTTTACCAGAACTGTCACGAGAGAAATCATCATATTGCTTCTTGGCTTTCTGATATTCTGCATTTATTCTATCCCAGCCTGCCCTACTCTCCAATGTAAGTCTTTGATAATCAGTTTCATTACTAGATGCTATATCAGTTATTATATTTCCACTTGCATCCTTACCCTTATAATCTTTTAATCTATCAAGTGCTCTGTCCCTGGTATTTTTTGCAGCCGTCTGTGAGGCTAATAATCCACTAGTTCCGCCACTATTTGCTAGTGCCATTTCTGCTGCTCGCTGTGCTGCTGTTGTTCCCTGTGCTCTCATAGGGGCAAATCTTTTAACTACCCCACCAACAACTACTTGATTAGGTGTAGGCGTTGGAGTAGGGGTAGGGGTAGGAGTTGGGGTTGGGGTCGGCGTTGGAGTTGTGTTAGTAGTTTTGCTTCCACCTGATCCACCTCCGCCACCAGAACCTGTTCCAGTTCCAGTTCCGTCAGATTTTGATGGCTTTACATCCTTAAGATTATCTTTTCTGTATTGATCTGCGGTATTAACAGATGTATTATTGTAAGAAACATTTGGATTATCCGCTGCCTCTGTTGGACCCACTACTGGAGCCTTTGGTTTAACTAATTTTGAGGTCATATCATTTACAACTTGACTTGGAAGTCCAAGACTTTGGAGTCTTTTGATTCTTGCTACTTCTGCATCATAGGCAGCCATTTTAGTTTCATATTCTTTTTGTGCTGCTGCTTCTGCTATTTTAGCATTTGCTATCTTAACTGCTTGAGCCTGTTCATAACCAGCAGACTCTTTAAGCATTGCATCCTTTACTGCCTTGGCTCCTTCGGTTACGCCCTTAGCATTAAGTCCAATTGTTTCATTAATTTTTGCCCAGCCTTTGTCAATCTCTCCAACTGAAGCAAGCATTGATCCCATAAGGTTATCGAAGTCTTGCCCTGCAACGGATGATGCTTCGATCTTTGCCGTAACTCTATCCCAGTGGTCTCTAGTTTGTCCCTGAACCTGAATGTTGTTAACTAGTTGCTGCATTGCATATTCATCATTTGCAATTTGATTATTTCTTGCGTCTATAGCATCCTGTATAGGCTCAACCTGCTCCTTATTAATCTTGTAGATAGCGTCTTCTGATGCACGAATGTCAAGTTGCGCTGCTTCTCTTTTTTCTTCTAAGGTATATATATCATCTTGCTTTCTCTGAATTCTGTCGAGGAGTTGTAGCCTTGTAAGCATTTCATTGCCAACCTTGGTGGTTGCTGTGTTTTCAAGTTCATATATCTTTTGAGCATTTTGATATTGCTTCTCTGTTATTTGTTCTCGTGTAAGCCCAGACTTTTCTCCTCTAAGATTATTAAGTTCGTTTTGTCTTGATTGTTCCAAAGCCTTTGACGCATTTTCTGCATTTCTATCTGCTTGAGATGCTCGCATTTCTTGTGCAGCACGGGCTGCTGCTGCAATATCACCTTGTGACAAGGCATCTGCAAGGCCTAACTGTTGCTTCTGTTGATTAACAATCTGAGCATTAACTTCTGCAACCTTGGAAAGTGCTGTAGCCTGATCATCATAACTCTTATTAATTTGCTCTGCAGCATGATTCATTACATCAAGATCGTGTGTTAGTTGTGCGTTCTGCTCATTAATCTTTTGAATTGGTCTTTCAAATGCCATTTCAATTACTCTTTGCATGTCGCTTATCTCTTCTTGATAGGCTTCAATAACACGAATAATTTCAAGTTCCATCTTGCGCTGTGCTGCTTCAATTGTTTTTTGAATTGGAGCAATCTGTTTAAATGTAATATTTTGAATATCTAACTGTGCCTTTTCATTTGCATCCTTGTTAGATTTTAAACGATTAACCATTTCTGTAGATCTAGCGTCGACACCAGTTCTAATAAGTTGTTCCTGAACAGCAAACATTCTATTAACAAGTTCCATACCAGGTGCTGCTGCTGCAGCAAAATCTCCAGCATTAAACTTACCCTTAATCTCAACAATTTTTTGACCTTTAATATTATTTAGGTAATCTGAAATTGCTTTTGAGTCAACCTTGCCATCCTTAAGGTCTTCAATTAATTCTTTGGCAAGGTTTGGATCTTCTAACACATTTGCGATTTGTTCTACTGAGTATCCAGAAGCCTTCAATGCAGAAGCAAGTTCAGGCATAGACTTTGCAGCAAAGTCCATTGCTGCATTCTTTGCTATTAAGTCATTAATTACTGCTTGTTTTTGTAATGCAGCATTCGCAGTCTTTATATCTGCTATATACTTATCTAAGTCTGTCTTTGCAAGTAAGCCAGAGGTTAGGGCTGCAGCAACTGCTGCATTAGACACAGCATCTAAAGCCTTTGCAGTATCTACTCCTCCAGCCTTAAGCATTGCAAAAGCCTTATACTGATTATTTGTATTTTGAATTGCTTCTGCTTGTTCAACGTTAAACTCTGCTAGAGGGGCCTCATTGTATGCTGCCATAAATGCTTTGCCTGCTTCAGAGAAACCAGCAATTCTACTTTTATCAACAACGGTCTTACCTTTAACCTTTTTGGTTTCGTAGGTAAACATTGACTGATTACCTGCTTTAGTTGGGTCTGCATCCTTATTCTTTAACGCTTCTAATCCCTTTGCGTCGAGTCCTGCAATATGATCTCTAAATTCTTTTGGTGCTTTTAATGCAATAAGTCTTTGCTGTAATCCGTCGAACAACTTAAACATATTGGAAACATCTTTTTGTGCAGCCTTACTTCTAAACGCTGCAAGCATAGACTCAACTGACTTAGTTGCTTTAAATGATTGATCTCTGATCATCTTAATACGCATTCCAAGAGCATCTAAAAAGTCTAATGGATTGTCTGCCTTACCGCCACCAGGAGTTTTTACAGGTCCTGCTGCATTTGGATCAATTATTGGTTTTATTCCTTGTGCAGTAATTGCTTTGTCAGTTGAAACAGCAGCAGGATCTAACTTAACCTTTGTAATCAATGCATCAATCTCAAGTTTTGTTTGTTGTGTTAGATATGTCTTAAAGTCTGCTGGAGCATTTCCCTCTTTTCTAAGTGCATTAAGTTTATCAAGGGCTATCTGTCCTGCTTGTGATTCAAAGTATTTTTTTGCTGCTTCACTTGTGTAGTCCATTGACATGATCTGATCATAGATTAGTGTATATGTTCTAATTGCGTTTGTTTGTTTCTTTGAATCACCCTTAAACTCTTTATTTACATAGTCAAGATATTTATCAGTTACCTTTACATCTGTATCTTTTGTAAATTGAGCAACATCTTCTTGTGTTATAGGTTTACCCTTAAGCCCTTTTATTTTTGTCTCAAGTTCATCAAGTCTGGCGATGTAGTATTCTAATCCTTGAACTCCTCCTGCATTTTTAATAACAACTTCCATATCGATTTCTTTTCCGTCAAGCCAGGAAGCGAGACCAATAATGTCTGATAGTTTTTTAAATGTATCATTATCTTTTGTTGTTATTTCAAATGCAATGTCTTGTGCATATGTTTTATCTTGAAAGTTTGTTAGCATCATCATGAGTTCGGCAGTTCCAGAAGCCCCATGCATTCTTGTTCCAATATCTAAAACTGTTTCAAGTTGTGGAAGGTTGCCTTCAAATAAATCAAGCATTGCTGTTGTTTGGTTTGGAGTAAGTGTTCCGTTTGCCATTAATAGTTTCATCTTTACTTCAAACTGTTGGGCTTCCATTCCACTAGTAAAGCCTGCGTCTTCATAATTATTTGTTCCAAAGCCCAGAGTTTTACCGTCGGCAAACTTTGAAAGTCTGTCCGAAACTGTTGCGGCTTGTGATGCTTGTTCTGTATTTGCATACTTATCAGTTACCGCTGCATTAAGCGACTGAGTGTATGCTGCCTCTCTTTGGTTTCCTGCTCCCCAAAGTTTATATAGACCAAAAGTTACAGCATCGATGGTTGTATTTTGATATTGAATATTTTCAGTAAACCTCTTCATTGCATTATCTGTTTGATTAGCAACAAGGTTGTTCATCTGGAATTCTGCATCATTTGCTTTTTCCTTTAGAGCACTTAATTCATCTTCAAGTTTAATCTGTGCTTCTTTGTTCTTTGTTTGTGCAAGTTGTGTTTCTAATGTTCTAATTTCATCATCATATCTTTTAGCAACCGCATCTGCCTGCATCTGTGCCATCTGTATAGCAACTGCATCTTTTGCACCAAGATCTGCTGCTTCAACTGCTCCAGACAAACCATAACCTTTTGCTTTATCAATATCTAGAACTGATGCTGCTGCTCTATTTTCTGCAGACTGTATTAGCCTTGTTCCAATAATGATAGGGTCTTTTGTAAGATCTTCTCCGTTTGGACCTATAAGTGCTGCAAGGTTTGCATCAATTTTAATTCCAAGCGATGTATCTTTAAAATTAACTCCAATTTGATAAGCAATGTCTTGAGCCTGTGCTGCAGTTAAAACTCCATCTTGAACATATGCTGCAATCTCTGTTGCAAATGTTTCTGCTGCTTGTTTTGCCCCAGATTTTTGAACATTGGCTTGAAGCGTTTTAGCCATATTTTTGCCAGTATCAGACTGCATAAATGTATCGCCAAAAGAAGATCCCGCTCTCTCTCTAGTAATGTAGTCTCTGGTTGTTCCCCCTGCTCTCTTTCGAGCCTGAAGTTCAGAAGCGCCCACCTTGCCAGTGATCATTCCAATCTCTTTCATCTTTTGCGTTGAAGCAGATGTCTCACGAACAAACTTTGCCTGTGCAGCATATGATGCTTGAAGTCTTTTATTTAATAAAGCAAGTCCAGAGCCAACCGCTATAATTGCTGCTGTAATCCATCCAACAGGACCCATGCCAGCAAGCATTGGGGCCATTTGTGCAAGACCTGCTGCGGTTCCAAGAGCACCAGTTACTGCTGGTGGGGCACCGACTGTGCCTGCAACCATTGTTGCCATACCAAGAGCCCCTGCTGCTTTTCCAGAAAACTTGCTAGCCTTTTCTCTACGCATTCCACGCTTCTTCTTAAGAACTTGTTTCTCACTAAGAGTTGTTGGTTGTCCAGTTTCTGGGTCAAGTATGATCTGTCCCTTTTTATTTTGGGTAAATCCCTGTGTGGTATCTGTTCCATATGCCTCTGCAAGTGCTTCGTCAATATCAACATAGGTTGAAGGAATTTTATTACCAGCCTGACTTCCTGGTGGAATTGGACCACTTAAAGGTGGCTGACCAAGTTCTGCTCGCTTCTTTCTATTGGCCTCTTCTTCAAGTCTAAGGGCTTCTCTTTTTTCTTTTGAAATCTTATCATTAGTTTGAGATATCTCTTCTGATGAATTTGCTATATCTTCTTGAGAAATGCCAGTCTGTTGTGTTGCATTAACTACATTTTCTAAATTATTAGATGTTGCATTTGCTAGTTCACTACTTGTAACAACATTGTCTGCATGGGTTGTTTGTGCATCTACAGTTTCAGATGTTGCATCTACTAGTTCATCAGTCTTGTCTGCAACTAAGGTTGTAGATTCTGCTGTATCATTTGTTCCTTCAACAATACGTCTGAGGCCATCGCCTTGCTCTTGTGTTCCATTAGAAATAATTTCATTATTTTTGTCTTGTATCTTTTGAATTTTACCTGGCTTCTTTACATCATCTTCAGATATATCAATATTTTCTGCATTAGCAATTTCTGCTTCTGCCCATTTTTGTCTTGCTTCAGCATGTCTTAGTTCTGCCTCATTAGCCTTTTCTTTTGCAGCCTTTACTTGCTCATCAGTAATTGTTGTTGGGGAATTCTTTGCTCTTTGTGCTGCTTGCTCATTTTCAATTGCTGCTGCACGTGCTCTGGTGATTGCTGCTTCATTCTCAGCCTTATCAGCATCTTCACGAGCCTTTTGAACATTGATTGTATTACCCTTAATGGTAACTCTTGACTTGCTTTCGTCTCTAATCTGCTGAACTACTTGAGTTTGTGCAGTCACTGCTTCTTCTGTTTTAATTGCTAATTGCTCGGATGCATCTGATGTTCTTTTTGACGATGCAATAGTCAACGATGTAGTTGGTGTTGCAACTGGGGTATCGGACATAGAGTCTACTGTTGCAGTTGCTCCACGCTTTCTTCTTTGTCTATCTTGTGACTTAAGTATCTGTCTTTGCTCAAGGAATTCTGGAGTGTTTAGGTCATCGTAGAATGCCTTATTAGGAAGATCCATTCTGTCAACTCTTGCTTGTGTTTCTGCTGCCGTAGGAACTGCTGAATTTCCAAGTCTTGATGATTGAGCCCTTACTCCTGCTTCTCCATCTCGCATTCCCTCCACAATACCATCTGCAACCTCTTTACCAGCCTTTCTACCCTTTTTAGAGGGTGATGATGCATCTGTTCCATCTGGACCACGAAGTCCATCTATAACTGCTGCTCCTAAAGCGGCTCCGTCTGCTCTTGCTTTATCTATAGTAGACCCAACTGTTAGGCTTGCCATATTTTGCTTTTGGTATGTTCCTTGTAAAGATGTCTTAGTTTTTCCATCTACCTGAACTTCATCTTGTAATCCAAGTTCTTGTCTTAAAGGAACATCAGTTTTTTTAGGAACTGAAATTCTATTTCCCTGACCATCTCTTCCATCGTTTGGGTCAAAAACAGCATAGGTTGTTGTCTTTAATAGGTTGTCTACTGCCTGCCTTAATGTTGCATCTGCAGAACTTATTCTTTCATTTGCCCTGGCGACTGCACCATAAAACTCTTCTTCTCCAAAATTTTCTGGAAGATTGCTAATTTCTTCAGAAAGAATTCCACCATAACTATCCATGCTTTCTTGTAGTCTTGCAAATTGTGCTGGATCTTTTAGCACTTTCTCTAATGTGGTTCCCTGAATTCTTGCCCACTCTTGATAAACAGGAGCCAAGGTTTTTCCTGCATTTGGACCAGTAAATAACTCAGCAATCTGAGCCTTTGGCATTTCAAAGCCTCCACCAGCATCTCTTTTGTTTGCTGCTTCAGGCATCATAAATCCAAAACTACTTAATCCGTAAGCACGACCACCATTTTCTGCAGCGCCTGCAAAAGCGTCTGAAAGTCCAGTATCTGTTCTGGTTCCATCTGGTGCAACTCTCTGTGACTGACTGCTAAGTCTTCTTAACTCTGCTGGGTCATTAACTTGTTCATGTGGAGCAACCCCGTGAGCAAACACATATTCTTCGTCCTCAAAAGTTGTTGAAGACTTTTTGTGATACTGCCCTCTAAATGGTTTTCCAGTTACGGAGTCTGTCTGTTTTGTTAGATTTTCAATTGCCTTTGCTGTAACTTTTTCTAACTCAGCAAGTCCTGTTGCAATTGCAGTCTTAAGTCTATCTGCAAACTCTGGTCCTACTCTTTCTGCTGCTTTTGTAAGTTCTTCTGTTAGTTCTTTTGCAATTGCAGCCTGGGATGTAGGGTTTGGACCCATTTGTGCAACTGCTGCTATAAAATCTTCTCTATTTAATCTAACCAACTCTTCTGCTGTTTGCTTTGTGTTTACCCCAAGAGTTCCGCCGTTATATTTTCTTACATTATCATTCATCAGCGCAGAAAGCATTGCCTTGCCAGTTGGACTCTGTGCAATTCCTGCTGGAACTACTGCCTCACCAGGTGTAAGCATTGCTGGGACGGTGTCTTTATTACCAGTTCCTGGAACGCTAACGATTCCTTCTGCATATTTCTTTACTTTTGGTAATCCTGAAACAGCACCTGCAGGACCTGGAACAGTGTTAAACAAGCCTGGAGCACTAGAGGCAAGAGTTCTTGCTTGACTTGCTGCATTTGTATATGCTAATGCAAGAGCATTTACTGCTCCTGTTTCTACGTTAAAAGTATCAATAAGATCTTTGTGAGTTAGGTGAAGTGCATTTGACTGTGCAAGGTTTTCAGTTTCTGCCTGAGTAAGATAATCAAACCCTCCGCCAAGAATGTTGTTTTGTCCGTTTAACTTTGCAATACCATTTCTCATCATTGCAAACAACTTAATAAGGTTTGCAACTCCGTTAGCAACAAGACCAAATGTCATAAGGGCTGCTGGAGCAACTAATCCTAGAACGCCAATAATTGTTGTAATTACTCTTTTTGTTCCGTCCCCAAGATTATTAAACTTTTCAAGAATCTTTCCTGCAAATTTTACAATTGGAGTAATTGCTTGCAAAAATGCTTTACCTACTGGAACAAGTTGAAGTTTAAGATCTTCAAGAGACTTTTTAAACTTTATACCTACTGAGTCTTCTACTTTACCAAGTTCTCGCTCAGATAGAATTGCCAACTCCTCAACAGATGCTCCTGCTAATCCTAATGCTCTGGCTGCTTGAGAAGAATCTTTTGCAACGTTTTGGAACAATGTTGATAGACGAGAAAACTGAAACTTACCAAATAGTTGCTCAATTGCTCTAGCACGGTTTAGTGGATCTAGTGTATCAAGTGCCTGGGCAAGTCCAACAACAGTTCCTTTTAAATTGCCAGCATTATTATCTACTATGCCTTTAATGTTGATTCCAAGACCAGCAAGAAATTCGCTTGTCTTTTTTGCTGGGTTAATCATAGAAGCAAGACCAGACTTAAGGGCGTTAGCGCCTTCTGATGCGTTGATTCCGCCTTCCTTCATTGCAGTCATGAAGAATGCAAGGTCTTCTACAGATCCACCAAGTTGCTTTACAACTGGTCCAGCCTTTGGAATTGCTGTAGTTAAATCCTCAATAGATAGAACTGTCTGGTTCTCAACTGCGTTAAGAAAGTTAATTTTGTGTGCTAATTCTTCAGAAGAAATTCCAAAAGCATTCTGTAAAGATATTGTAGTTTCAAGTGCTTGCTGCTGCTCAACCTGACCAAGAACAGCAAGTCTTGTTGCTGCTGTAACCTGTGCGGTGAGTGCGCTTCCAGTTAAACCCATTGCTGCTGCATCTGCAGCCATTGTAACTGTATCTACAACTGCGATACCATATTTTGTAAATTCTTTTGCAAGTGTCTGAATCTGCTTTACCGCTGCATCAGTGTCGCCCATACTAGTTGTCATGTCTCCATAGACTCTAGTAAATTTAATTACAGCCTTTTCCATTTCCATAAATGCCTTGGAAGCGTATGACCCAAGCATTGTAAGTGGAACAGTTAGACCAACCATCAACTGGCGACCTGCCCACTGAGTGTTCTTACCAAAGTTTAGAAGTTGTGTTGATCCCTGCTTCAGTAATTGATTAAGGAATTGCTGCCTTTGTGCAGCCATTTGAACTCTTGTGGCATAGTCAGTATATTTGCCATTCACCATCTGAAGGTGCTTTGGAACTACCTGCAAAACTTTAACTAGGTCGCCATTGGCATTTGTAAGTTGAACGTATTGTGTCTGTAAAGCCTTTACTCTGTCTCTGCGAGCACGATTGATTATGTCTCTTTCTTGTGCAAAGACACCCTTTAATGATTTTGTGTTTGCAGTGGCTGCTGCTGCTGTGAACCTAAAATACTCTCGCATTGAGAGTTTGTTTTTCTCAAGTGCCTCAGTAAATGCCCCCGTGCTAGATGAAACGTTTCTTTGACTTGCAACAAACTTTCCAGTAGCATTGATAGACTGTATCAGTTGTTGGTTGAGGCCCTTTTGGGCATCCATAGCAGCAACATTGCCCTGCGTTAGGGACTGATTAAATCGGCTGAGGCCTGCCTGTAAATTGCGTAGATTTGCTAACGCTTCTTGCGTATTTAAATTTACGTCAATATTTGCATTTACATCAGCCAATCATCACACCCTCTTTACTTTTTATTTTTTAAATATTTAACAGAGATGCTGAATCGCCAAGTTGAATTCCTGACGCTGCGTCGATGATATCATAAACCGTTGGTAGGTCAATGTTATCTTCAATCTTCTCTCTATCTTCTGCAAGTTCTGGACTATACTGCTTGAGTGCAATTTGAACACACTCTAGAAGAACATCCATAGACTTTTCGTTATCTTCTGCTACACCAGTCAACTCTCCAAACTTCTTCATAAATGGTTTTAGAAGTGAAATCTTTAGTGGTTGAACGGCAATTTCTGTTCCGTCGATTAATGTAACTTTCTTCTTGTCTTTTGCTTTTTCTGCCATTGTAATGCCTCCCATGTTAGTAAAATAATTATACCATAATCGAGCCTATTTTTAATCAACTCTTTCGTATTGTAGGCCCATCCCAATACCAAAACCAGCCTTTTGAGCATTAGTTCCTTGATATGCAAGTATATCATTTGGATCGCCTGATGCGCCACCACTAAATACCCTTGCTTTCATTTCTTCCCAAGCATTGCTCTTCTTTGTATTTTTATCTAAGTCAACCCCCTGCATTGCTGCTAAGAATTTTTTGTTTGAATAATCTGCTTCACGGCTTACCTCTAGAGTCTTCATTAGTTCTGCCATAGATAAAGATTTTTCTAGTTCTTCATAGTCTTTCCAAATCCCCAGCAAAAATACCTCTGCCTCTAGTTGTGCCAAATCTAAATCTTCCCAAGCACTACCACCTTTAACCGCTTGCTTTTTAACAGTATCTTCTGATTGCTCATTAATTTTAATTCCTGCAGCAACATCCAATATCTCATAAACCATATGGATGTCTACATAGTTTTCAAAAACTTCAGGACTTACGGCTATCTCTGGACAAAACTGCTTCATTGCAAATCTAGCACATTCTGTTAAGTGAGTAATTGCCTCAATGTCATCTTGAGAGTTTCTAACATTATCAAAATAATTCATAATCATTCTAAGATATTTTATTTTTGATGGCGACAACTCTAGTTCTCTATCATCAACTAGAATAATATTTTTTGTCTTATAAACTTCTGTAGCCATTATATAAGTATACCAAAAGAAAAACCCAACCCCGAAGGGTTGGGCTTCTCATATTAAGTTGTATTATGCTGGGATAGTGCGGTCTACGATCTTACCGTATGACGCATCATCATTTGGAAGAAGACGGAATGATACTTCGAACATTGTCGCTTCGTCACGCTTTGCTGATACTGAAACATTCTCGATTGAGAGTGCACGGTATGCAACATAAATGCGTTCCA